TTCGCGCAAGGCCGCTTCGACAAGCCCGACTATCGCACCTCGCTTAACGTCTGTTTCAATGCCTTCCCGGTCGAGATCGGATCATGGACGCGGCGGCCCGGCTCGGCCTATGCGGGGCACACTCGCCGCGGCGCGCGCGGCCGCACCATCGCGTTTGATTTCGCGCAGTCCACGCCGGTCACGATCGAGTTCACTGACGGGTTTGTCCGCTTCCGCTCCGGAAGTTCTCTGGTCACCACCAACGACGCGCAGATCGTGGTCGCGGTCTCGGCCGCAAATCCGGCTGTCGTTCAGACCACAGCCGCCGTGACATGGGCGACCAACGACACGCTGGTGTTTCCCCGCAACTCCACTCCGTTGCTGGAGAACCGGCAATTCACCGCGACCAAGATCGACACCACGCATTTCTCGCTGGCCGACGCCATCACCGGGGCGGCCATCAACGGCGCCACGCTTGGCGCGCTCGCGGCCGGCGCCACGGTCGCCAAGGTGCACGAACTCGTGTCACCATATATCGGATCATTGTGGACCGATATCCGGGCTGTGCAGGCCGAGACCACCGATGTCATGTTGTCGGCGAACTCTGCGCCGCAAATTCTGACCATCCCGACATTGCCAGCGCCAAGCATTAATCCGGTGTTTGCGCTAGCCGCCGCCATATTCAGCGATGGCCCATATCTCGACCCACCGATCAACGGTGCACAAGTTACGCCGTCCGCCAAGACCGGCGTCATCACGCTGACGGTTGCATTCCCGGCCTACGACGCGACCAAGGCCTACGCGCTCGGTGCCTTCGTGACATCGGCGGCGATCAACTATATTTCTCTGGTCGACCAGAATTTCAACAACACGCCGGCGATAAGTCCGACGCAGTGGGCTACCACGTCGGCGGGCGCCGCGATCAATAGCGGGAAAGGGTTTGTTGCGACCGACATCGGTCGTCTGATCCGGCTGTTTTCCGAGCCAGCGTCGTGGACGTTGGCCAGCGTCTACGCGCTCGGCGCGATTGTTTCGTATAGCCCGAGCGGCTTGCCCGGAACGGCTGTCTATTGGCAATCCCTTGTAGGAGGGAATACCGGCCACCCTCCCGGCTCCGACCTCACGAATTGGCAAATCGTGCCGTCGGGTGCCGCGCTGTGGACGTGGGGCAAGATCGTTTCGCTGGCGTCGTTTGTCCCGTCGGCACCAGCCGGCGTCGCCTATATCGGCGACATGACCGTGAATGGGGGGCTGTCCGCATCTTTCAACGGCATCATCAGCAAGAATTCCGCAACGTCATCTCAGAAGGATTTCGTCGGGCTGTCGTCGTTCAATTTCTCGATCAACTCTTTTGTTGGTGAGGACTTCGGCGCTAGTGCACCAAATTCATATGCGATATCAAGCGCGACCATCTTTCCGTCCACTGATTTAGCATTCTGCGCGGTTGTGGTGACGGGCGGAACGATCACCAATTTCAAATCGAACGTCACCGTCCAGGCCCGCCTATTCGGCTCCAACTCAGCACCGGGCGCAAATCCATTAAATGGAACGCAATTGGGCGTCAGCGCCGTTGGTGGCGTTACGATGTCAAACTCACGGTCGCTGAACCAATCGGTAGGAACCGGCCCCGTCACCATCATATCGAGCGATACGACAACGGCATACCGCTATCTGTGGGTCGTGCTCCAGGTGATCGTCGATCAGCTTGGCGGCGGCGTGGCGTTCAACATTTCGACGATCATCTCACAGGTTCAGTTTCTGGCGGCTACGACCAGTGCCTCGGCTTCGGTTGCGGTCAACATCGAAATTCTCGGACCGGCACTGCTCTACACCACGTCGATCCAGACATGGCGGCTCGGCGTCTATTCCAACACAACGGGATGGCCGACGTGCGGGGTCTATAATGACGGCCGTCTCTACCTCGGCGGCGCGGTCGGCAATCGCTTCGATGCCTGTGTCTCGAACGGCATCACGGGCGGCTCCGTCAACTTCGCGCCGACCGATCCGTTCGGCGTGGTCACGGCGGCGTCGGCGATCTCCTATACCTTCAATTCCGACGGGGTGAACAAGATCCTGTGGATGGACCCCGATCTGCAGGGCATCAAGATGGGGACGCAGGCCGGCGAGTGGCTGGTGCAGGCGCCAACCGCCGGGTCGATCTCGCCGCTCAACATCTCGGCGCGCAACGTCACCAAGCACGGCAGCTCCAACATGGCGCCGGTGCGCGCCGAGCACACCACCATGTTCGTGCAGCGCTACGGGCAAAAGCTGCTGGAATATTTCCCGGATGTGTTCTCCGGCAAGTTCTCGGCGCCGAACCTCGCGGACAAGGCCCAGCACATCACGCACGCGATCATGGCTGAGCTCGCCTATACCTCCGCGGTGACGCCGATCGTCTGGGGGCGCGATGCCGCCGGTGGACTGTTCGGAATTACCTACAAGCGGGATTCGCTGGCGAGCGCTCAGCCGCCGACGTTCTATGCGTGGCACCGCCATGGCCTCGGCTCCGGCCGGCTGATCGAAAGCATCTCGTCTGGCCCATCGGTCGGCGGCAGCGGCGGCGGCGCGCCGGGCATGCTAGACGCGCTCACGATGGTGACGAATGACGCCGTCAGCAACGTCCGCCACGTCGAGATCATGACCGACTTCGCCGACGAACTGATGCCGCTCGCGACCGCGTGGTTTCTCGACGACGCGGTCAACCCGACATCGGTGCTGTCGACGCTGGTACCGACCGGCACCGCGCCGTACGGCAGCCTGACCATCAACGGGCTCTGGCACCTCAACGGCAAGACCGTGCAGATATTTGCCGGCGGGCTCGACCTCGGCGACCGCGGGCGCGGCCCGGCCAGCTTCACCGATTTCGTGGTCGCCAACGGTTCGGTCACGGTGCCCTATGGCGACAGCATTTCCGCCGGACCCGGCCGGGGCCTGTTCACGTCCGACTTCGCCGCCGCGTTGCCGCTGAGCCAGATCGTCGTCGGCTTCACCTACAACAGCGACGGCCAATTGGTGCGGCCGGTCGCGGTAGCCGACACCGGCGCGCGCCAGGGCCCGGCCTTGGGCGAGCTGCGCCGCATCCATCGGTTCTCGATGCTGCTGAGCAACACGATCGGGCTGTCGTTCGGGACGTCGTTCACAAACATGCTGCCCGTGGCGCTGGAGGGACCGGACGGCACGTCCTACACCCCGCTGCAGCCCTATTCCGGCGTTGCGCAGGATTCGTCGCAGGACGACTACTCCTATGACGGCATGATGTGCTGGCGCGTCTCACGGCCGTTCCCGGCGAACGTCGTCGCCATCGCCGGCAACCTTGCAACGCAGGACCAGTAGCCATGGCAGGGTCCATCTTCGACACCGTAGGCGCCGCGGCGAACGACATCTTCGCCGGCATCGGCGATTTCCAGCAGGGCGCGCTGAAGGCCAAGGGCCTCAATCTGCAGGCCGCCGGGCTGCGCATCAAGGCGCAGGGCGATCTCGCGGAGGCCAGCGAATATGACCTGGCCGGCGAACTGGCCACCAAGAACGCGCGATTTACCGAGGAGTCGACCGCGATCAAGGAAGCCCAGTTGCAGCGCAGCATTACCCAGACGATCGGCGGGCAGCAGGCTGATGTGGCCGGGGCTGGATTTGCCCAGTCCGGATCGGCGCTCGACATCATGCGCGACAGCGCATCCCAGGGCGCGCTCACCAGCGCCGTGATGGGGCAGCAGGGTTTGATCACGGAGGCCGGCTACAAGGAGCAGGCCGATTCCTACGCGCTGATGTCTGGCGCCGCGCGCATGGCGGCCGCGGGCGAGTTCGACATCGCCAACCAGACCGACCAGTTGGCGAAGGACACGCAGAGCGCAGCGGAAGTGGCCGGCATCGGAAAGCTGTTCTCTGGCGCCCTCAAGGGCGTTACGGCCATCGCATCCATCGCGGCATTGTAGGAGGCGGATATCGCCAACATCAGGCAATTCGATACGCCAAATCTGGGCCTCAATCCGTCCTCGCTGGGCACGGATGCGGCGGCCGGTGCGGCGCGCCGGGTGGGCGGGTTCTACAATCAGGTCGGCGGCGCGACCCAGGAGCTGGGGCAGGAGACCTCGCGGCTTGGCACCGATATCGGCAACATGTGGAAGTCGATCGGCGGCGACGTGTCGTCATCGATCGAGACGGCGGGCAATGCCTATCTGAAATACCAGGATCACAAGGAGATCAGCGCAGGCGCGCCGGCGGGCGCCAACCTACTCTCGGCGCTCGACCAGAAATGGAACGAGACCGCGAAGACCGCCGATCCGAACGACCCGGCGACGCGGCAGAAATTCCTCGAGGAGACCGTTCAGCCGGCGATTGATCAGTTCAAGGGCGGCTTCACGACCGAGAACAGCCAGGCGTGGGCGCAGCATTTCACCGACCAGATCTACAGCCACCTCACCACCAAGACCGCAGCCGACCAGGCGACGCTGGCGGGGATCGCGGCGCACCGCAACGTCACCTCGACCATCAACACGCTATCGTCGACGGTGCGCAACGATCCGTCGTCGCTGGATATCGCGCTGAAGTCGGTCGATTCCGCCGTGACGCACATGGTCGGATCGAGCCCGACGATGGATGCTGCGACCGCCGCGCGTGTGCAATCCGAACTGACCACGCAGGGCAAGGCCGCGGTCGTCAAATCGTTCATGCTCGGGATCGCGGAGAAAAATCCGGCCCAGGCGCAGAAGATCCTCGACAGCGGAAAATACGCCGAGTTCATCGACGGCACCGAAGCCAAGACGATCATCAACTACGCGAAGACGAACCAGCGGTTGGCGCAGAGCGAGGCCCGCAATGCGCGGGTGATGCAGGACTACACCGCCAAGAACGAGTTTCACGAGGCGGCCAACAAGCTCGAGCTTTCCACCGCGCCGGCCAATCCCGGCGAAAGCCCGACGCTGCCGAAGGACTATTGGGAAAACGTGCGCAAGATCGGCCAGATGCCGGGCGCGCAGCTCGAACCGGGCCGGCTGAAATCCATGGTGGAGAACGGCGAGCGGATCACGGCGCGGCTTGGCAAACCGGAGCCTCTTGCGCCTGTTTCACATGAAACAACCATGAGCCTGATCAAGGACATGCGCGCCGGCAAGATCGACAGCAACGACGCGATCTACAAGGCCTATGGCGAGAACAAGCTGACCACGGCGGATTTCAACTTTCTGCAGAAGGAATACGCGCAGGCCAAGACGCCAGACGGAGAATTGCTCAACAAGGATCGCGATCTGTTTTTCAAGCAGTATGCCGGTGCGATCGATAACGCCTATTCGCCGCAACTCGGCTCGACCAAGGTCTACAACGCCGAGATGTATGCGCGCCGCGTCGAGGCCCAGTTGCGCAGCAAGGGTCTGGATCCGCATCTCGCCTACGACCCGACCAGCGAATATTTCGTCGGCAAGCCGGCTCTGATCCAGAAATACCAGGGCGACATGACGTCTGACCTGAAGGAGGTCGCGGCGCGCAAGAGCGTCAACCTGACAGCGGACGACAGCAAGGTGATCAGCATCACGACCGAGGAGAAGCCGATCGAGCGAGACGCGCCGCGCACCGCCGGGAATACCTACATGACGCCGCTCGGCAAGATGAAGTGGACCGGCACCGGCTGGGTGAAGCCATGACTGAACTGTCCGATGCGGAGGTCTTCGGGCCGCAAAAGGAGATGAGTGACGACCAGGTGTTCGGCGACCGCATGCCGGACGCACTGCAGACCACCGTGCCCGAGGCGTTCCTCGACCGCGTGCGCGCGGGCCAGGCGCTGACCCGGATCACGCAGGCCGCGATCAAGGAGGGCAAGGAAGGCATGGGGCAGGCCACGCCCACCGGGTTCGAGGACGAGACGCTGAACCATCTGGTCGACATGGGCGTGTTCCACGACCCGGCGAGCGGCCGCGGCGGTCCGATCCAGACGCTGAACGAGGCCGTGCTGATGCCGACGGCGCAGCTTTGGCAGGCGATCACCCGGGCAACGTCAGGCGCTATTCACGGCGCCGGCGGGGCATTCGGCCAACTCAACGAAGAGTTCGGAAGTTCGCAAGGCACCGCGAACCGCGCCAAGAACGAGGTCATCAACGCCGGCAACTGGCTGATGATCGAGGGCGGCATGGGCCGGTTCTCCCGCCCCGCCGCGACGCCGGCCGGGGTTGCGGACCAGCCGATCGGCGGGCTGCCGCGCCCGGAGGATTTCGCGACTGCCGGCAAGGTGATGGAATCGCCGCACGCCGAGGCCAACCTCAAGCGCATGTGGAGCGAAGATGGCATCCACCCCGCCGAGGCCGTGCACGACGCGCAGGCCGATGCGTTCATCAAGAACGAGATCACGGCGGCGCGCGAGGAGGTGAAGCTTCCCGCAACCGAGGAGGAGATGCTGACCGAGACCGGCGGCAAGCCCGGGGATCTCGGCGCTGCCGCGACCGACCCGCCCGACGTTTCCCCCGCCGTGCAGCCGCTCAGCCCGCCAGGTCGGCTCGCGGCAGCGCTGCAGTCGGCCGGCGACACCCTGCTCGACATCGGCCGCGATGCCCAGATGCTGACTGCGCCGATGGCGACCGGCACCCGTGACAGCATGGCGATGGCCAAGGATTTTGCCAGTTCGCTCCGGCGCAACCGCTGGGACTGGTCGCGGACGGACAAGGACATCGCCGACCGGTTCACCCCGGAGCAGCGCGCGCGCATGTGGACCGCGGCGGATGAGGAGAGCATGTCGTTGCAACTCGGCGAGCCCGCGCACATGCGCGAGCACCAGGGGCTGGCCACGCTGGCGCCGGAGGAGCGCGCCGCGGTGGTCGAGCTCCAGACCCGGGCCCAGAATGCCTGGGTGCGCGCGCGCGACGCCGGCATGGTCGAGGGCGAAGGGCTGCCGGCCTACACCCCGCGCATGATCATCAACACCGTCGGCACCGGGGCCAAGGAGACCGTCACCGCGCTCGACGGCAAGGGCTACAATCTGAAGACCCGCACCGGCAACATGCTGAAGCGGAAATACATGGAGGCGCAGGACACCGAGGCGGCGGCCAAGGCCAAATACGGCGACCAGGCCATGCTCGCGCGCGACATCCGCGTGTTGCCGCTCGCGGTCTCCCAGCTCGAGGACGCGATCGCCGGCCGCACCCTGATCAACAACATCCGCGAATACGGCAAACAGACCGGCACCGACACGGTGAGCGAGGGCGCGATCCCGGCCGGCGGCGATGTGAAATGGTTCACACTCGACCATCCGGCGTTTCGGACATGGCGGCCGAAGATCGGGGAGGACGCGGAGGGCAACCGGGTCGCGCTCAAGGACGGCAACGACAACATGATTTTCGAGCAGGTCCCGCTCTATGTCCACGGCGATTTCGAGGGCCCGCTGCGCGCGGTGCTCAGCCAGAAGTCGGGCCCGCTCTACGGCGCGGCGATGGCGCTCAAGGGCAAGACGATGTCCCTGATCATGAACTCGCCGATGATCCACAACGCGGTGGAGTGGGGCCGCGCGCTGCCGGCGATGCCGGGCAAGGTCGTGACGTTCAAGGTCTATTTCGAGGGCAACCGGGCCAAGAACAACGTGCCGCTGATGCACGAGGCGATTGACGCCGGGCTGGTGCCGATCGGCCACCGCTTCTTCAATCAGGACATCACCTCGGTGATGGAATCGCCGGACCTGACGCCGGGCCGGTCATGGACCGCGAAGGTGGCCGCCTTCGTGCCCGGGCTGTTCGACGAGGGCGCCGGAACTGCGGTCAAGACGGCGATCGATAAGGCCGGCGATTTCTGGCACAACACGCTGCTGTGGGACCGCGTCGCCGACCTGCAGATGGGACTCTATGTCAACTTTCGCGCCGACGCGATCGCGCACGGGATCGACCCGCAGACTTCCGCCCGCATGGCCGCGCACTGGGCGAATCGATACGCCGGCGCACTGCCGAAGGAGGCCATGAGCGACGGCGCCACCAAGGTCGCGAACATGCTGTTGTTCTCGCGGTCCTTCACCATGGGCAACCTCGGCGTGCTCAAGGACGTGTTTACCGGGCTGCCGAAGGACGTGATTGCCCAGATCGAGCGCGATGCGGGGTTCGGCCGAGGATCGATCGAGGCGGCAGTACCGGAGGCCGCACAGGCTGTCAGCTATGCCAAGTCGATGGCGCGGCGCAAGGCCATGGCGGTGGTCGCGCTCGACATGGGGCTGATGTACGTCGGCAACTCGCTGCTGCAGAGCGCCATGAACGTGATGTGGGGCGACAACACGCTGAACAAGGAGATGCACGGCTATGCCGAGCGCTTCGTCAACAAACTGCAGGCGGTCAAGGAACACCCGCTGGAGCTGATCCAGCCATTGAAGCTGCTGGGTGACCTGTCGTCGACATCCGAGAACGAGCCGGGCAAGGGAGACCGCATCAGGATCGGCTACGCCAAGGACGGCACCGCGATCTACGCGCGCAACCCCGCCGGCAAGATCGGCGACGAATTCGCCGGCTACATGACCGGACCGCTCGACATGATGCGGCGCAAGCTCGGCACCATCGCCCGACCGGCATGGCAGATCATGAGCAACGACGCCGGATTCGGCCGCAAGGTCTATGACCCCGATGCCGACACGCCCGCCCGCTACCTCGCCAATCTTGGCCGGATCGCCCGGCACATCGCCGGCTCACAGCTTCCCGAGGGGCAGATGGGCGCCGTCCGCGACCTCGTCACCGGCCAGGGCGACGCCAAGGTCAACGCGCTGCAGGCGCTCGGTCCGTTCGCTGGCGTGACGTTCTCCAAGGGCGCACCGGGCGGCCCCGCTGTCGGCGAGATGTATGCGAACAAGGCGCAGTTCGAGTTCCGGGTGCAGCAGGCCATGCCCGACGTGCGGCGCCAGATCCAGCGCGGCGATATCGCGGGCGCGCAGCAGAAGATGACCGAGGTCGGAATGGACCCGTCCTATCAGCGCTGGGTGGTCAAGACGACGCTCAACCCGGCAACCCGGATCGGCACCAAGGCGCTGCAGGACTTCTATCGCACCGCGACGCCAGAGGCGCGTGCGCGGTTCGCGCGCGACAGGACGCCGACGCCGACCGAGCCCTGAAGGTGCGTTGCTGGGGTCCTGCCTGATCCGCAGGTTTCCGGCATGAAAAACATCCTCCGCCTGTGCGCCGCCATCCTGTGTCTGCAGCCGGCGTTGGCCGCCGCGCAATCCGCCCCTGCAGTCCTTCCATATCATACCGTCTACGGACGCCTCGGCGCGGCCCCGGGCGACACCGGGCCCGGCCAGGCGATCCCGTTCGCAACCCTGCTGAGCCAACTCGCATCGCCGCTGCAGGTTGTGAACGGCGGAACGGGCCTTTCCGCAGCCAGCGCGACATCGCTCCCGCTGTGGTCGACCGGAGCCACGGGCGGCCCGCTCGCCTATCGCGCCATCGCGGGGGCCGATCTGCCGAACCCCTCGACCACGACACTCGGCGCCGTGTTCTCCCTCCCTCGCGTGGCGGGACAGGTGCTGGGCGGTATCGACAACACGGGCACCCCGCAGGTCGCGACCAATGCCGCGTTCACGTCCAATGCGGTCAACTGCCTGACGGCCGGCAGGCTGGGCATCACGACGCCTGCGTTCAACGTGGACTGCAGCATTGCCAATAGCATCACCGGCATCAACATCACCGCGCAGGCCACCGGCAACGGCGTGAATATCACGGCGATCGGCGAGACCAATGTTCCACTGATCCTCAACGGCGCCGGAAACGGGACGATCAATTTCGGCACCACCTCGACCGGCGTTTTCAACTCATTCCGAAATTTCTTCATCAATCACGACACCAACCCGACGCTGACATTGGGATCGGTCGGCGGTTCGCTCGCGCATGTGTCCACGCCCGGAACGTCCGGAATGGCGATCACCACGGGCGGCGGCGACCAGGTCAACATCCTGAACACAGCGTCCGCGAACCGCCAGATCACGATGACCGGGTCGAACGGCGGCAACCCGACGCTGGCGACCACGGCCGGAAATCTGGCGATTACGCCCGCCGTTGCCCTGAACGGAGGGCTGACCGCACCGCTGGCCAAGGCTCAGGGCGGCACGGCGAACACAGCGGAGAGCTGGCAATACATCGAGACGCTGACCGCGAGTGCATCGGCGACGCTGACGACCAGCACGTTCACCTCGGCGTTCGACGACTACGCGCTAGTATTCGGCAATATAACTCCTGTGACTGACGGGGTCAGTCTCAATGCAACGGTCGAGAGCGGCGGTTCTTTTCAAGCAACGACCTATCTGAATGCGACCGCTCCCACCACGAGCATCGACGTCAGCACAGCTACACTGATTTCGAATTCCGCTGGCAAAGGGGTCAACGGAACTATATTTCTGACCAACGTCAACTCGACCTCGGTCAACAAGTTCTTGAGCGGGCGACTTCTCGTCACGACACAAACCTCTCTTGTTCCCGCATCGGTCAACATAAGTGGCTATTGGAACGGTGGACAAGGTACCGTCACCCGTGTTCGGTTCCAGATGTCCTCCGGCAATATCTCCACCGGATCGATCAAGGTCTACGGTCTGAGGAACAACTGATGCGGCTGTCCATGAAGGCTCTCCTCGCGGCCATCGTTGTGCTGTGCGGTTCTCCCGCGCTCGCAGCCGCCGTCTATCCCTGCAAGATCGCAGGCATCGCCGATCCCGTGCTGTGCTATGGCACCGAAAAGTTGGTGCCCACCTATACCGGCAACGCGCTGACAGCGCAGAAGCAATCCACAACGGCAACGCAGGCGATCGGGTTCACCGGTGACGGGATGAATACGACCGCGCTCGACGTTTTCATTGCCTCGGATACCTACGCAGGCGTCATCGCATGGAACGACCAGATCGGTGGCTGTGACGCCATCGCCAATGCGACCGTGCAGGTGCCGTGGATCGGCAAGTCGGTGAACGTCGGGACCAAGCGTTCGATCGTCTTCCCTGGCGGGACGCATCTCGGCAACGCCTATGGCCTCGATATCCCGTCGAGCTGCCTGTCGGCGAAGGGCATCACCGCCAAGGACTATACCGTCTTCATGGTGGTGCGGCCGACATCCTCGATGTATCGCACGCAGGCGTTCACCCCAGGGCTCGGCTCCGGCACGTTCCTGTCGCTCGAGAGTTCGCAGCCGGTGCAGATCACCGGCGACACCACCGCCGGCGTCCCGACGATCCTCAATGCCAACCCGGTAGCCGGGCTCGCCGCCGGGATGGTGGTGTCATCGGCCTCGAACGGTCCATTTCCGCAACCGGTACTGATCAGCAGCGTGGTCGGGACTACGGTGACACTGAGCGGCGCCAACGCATTGACCACCGGCACCGGAACGTCGATCCTCGCATCGACGCCGAACACCCGTATCTATGCCAACGGCAATGCGACGCCGGGCGGGATCGGCGTATCAGACAATTTCAACTTCACGCTTGAGCCGACCGACGCCATGCTCGAAACCGGGCCGATGGTGATCGCCGTTGCGTCCAATTCGACCGGCGTTCGGCAATGGCAGAACGAGGTTGTCCGCGGGTCGGCCACGAGGTCGGGCCGCGACGTGACATCCTCGCTCGGGTTCATCGGCCGCATGGGGTTGTCGCAGCAGGTCAACCTCGGAGTCGCCGGATCCTGCCAAGCCAACCCGCTGCCGTGCGGACCGTACAGTCTGGCCGGCGATTACTATGCGGTCGCCGTCCTCGTCTACAACTACGGCATGACCGACAGGCAGCGCGCGACGATTTCGAACGCGCTCTATGATCGGTTCGGGATTTCCCCAAATCAGAACCACTCGCGCGCCTCGGTGACGCAAAACTTCATCCTGGCGGGCGACAGCATCCCGTCGGGCTACAACGCCTTCGGCACCTACGGCATGGCCCAGCGGCTGCAGGACCTGATGCCCGGCGTTCGCTTCGGCAATTACTCGGTGCCGGGCAGCCAACTGACCGCCTCCGTCGGCACGCCAAATTATGGCTACACCGCCGGCATGTTCCCGCTGTCGATCGCCCCGGTGATGGCCTACAGCAAGGGCAAGAACGTGTTCTTCCTGCTAGGTGGCGGGAACGACATGATCGACCAAAACTCGCTGGCCGGGTCGATCTCGGTCGCGAGTCCTGCTGTCGTCACGCGCGTTGCTCATGGCATGTCGTCCGGAATGCGGATGGGGGCGACGGGCACGCTGCCTTCGCCATTGAGCGCGGGCACGATCTATTACGTCAAGAACGTGCTATCGCCGGATACCTACACGATCGCGGCGACGCCATCCGGGGCCGAGATCAACACCACCGGGTCATCGTCCGGCATCACGATCCTGCAATACACCAAGACCGCCGCGCAGATTTTCGCTGGCATCCAGAACATTGTCAGCCAGGCGGTAGCTGCCGGCGCCACGAAGGTATTCGTCAGCACCGTGTTGCCACGCACCGGTAACCCGTACCTGTTCGTCCTCGACGACACCAACACGCTGATTCGCGCCGGCGCCGGGGGCAATTACACCCTGGTCGACCTTGCGGTGGTGTCGTGTCTCTCCGATCCTACCGGTGCCTGCTACAACGACGGCACCCACCCCAGCGACCTTGGGCATCAGGCCGCTGCCAACGCCATGTTCGGCCCGGTCAGCTCCTACTTCGGGCCGTAATTCGAGCGTGCGTTGCTGCCTCGACGGGATGGAACGCATTGTTCCGTCATGAAAACCTCCGACAACGGCCGCGCCTTCATCGAGGCATTCGAGGGTAAATTCCTTCATACCTACGATGACGGGACCGGCGTCTTGACGATTGGCTACGGTCATACCTCGGCGGCCGGGCCTCCGCACGTCTCCCGCGGCCAGACCATCACCGAGGCGCAGTGTGACGCGATCCTGGCTGCCGACCTTGCTGCCGTCGAGCGCAACGTCGAGCGGTGCATCAAGGTCCCGATGACGCAGGCCCAGTTCGACGCGCTGGTGTCCTTCGATTTCAATACGGGATCGCTCGCGAAATCCTCGATCGACGACAAGATCAATGCGGGCAACACAAGCGCCGCGATGGGCACGCTGTTGCAGTACGACCATGCAGCCGGCCATCAAATGAACGGCCTCACGCGCCGCCGGCGGGCCGAGCGCCTGATGTTCTTCGGTCAGGTGCAGCAGGCCATGAAGCTGGCAGGTGCACACACCAAGACCGGGCTGAGTAT